TCTCCCGCACCGCTTCCCTCAGCAAGATTCGCAAGGTATCCTGGTCCACGGGGCACCTCCTCGTGCTAAGGTGTGCCCCCCTATTAAACACGGACCCTTACACATAAATCCTTACACGACCGGTGCAGGTGTTCCTCAAGGCCGGGGAAGATGTCCTCTTTTTGGCTATCCGCCGCCCTGGAGGCAAGGAGGACCCTAAGGAAGTGCTAGCCCTGGCCAAGGCCATGGGCCTAGTTCCAGGGGAGCCCTACCACGCCAAGGGCAAGGAGGTGCGCCCGGGCTTAGGCCGCAGGAGCTACCTGGTAGCCCGCTGCAAGCTGGACCCCACCGTGTGGGAAGGCCGGAGCGTGGATGAGGTGCTGGAGGCGGAAGATGGGCAGGTAGCTTAAACCGCCAGAGGAAAGGCGCGTTGTGCTTAGCATGAGCCTACGACCTCTGGAAGCCGCCTTCATCCGCCGGGAAGCGGCAAGAAGGGGGTTGACCATCAGCGAGTACCTGAGGCAACTTGTAGCCCAGGACCGCGCCCTAACGGAAGAGGAAATGCGCTGCATGTCGGAGGTGCCATGACCCGAAACACCGCGTTAAGCCTGGTCGCTTTGGTCGCCATAGGGCTTTACTTCCTGGCTCAGGTGCGCCCCGGAGGTACACCCCGCCCCTCCATCCCGGAGGTGCAGAGCGGAGAAATGGCCCCAGGCACGCAAACCGCCGCCCCGGAGGAGCAGGGCGCACCCCATGTCGTCCCGGATCTCTGCCGCGCACGAATCACGTGGCTGACGCGCGGAGGCGAAGAGGTGCGGTTTGCCTACGAAGGGGAAGCTGAAGCGCTGCGCGCGCGGTGGCCCTCCGGGCAGTACCTAGCCCGCATAAGCGACGTCTGCACCGGCACGGAGTGCCGCTTGGTGTTGCCGCGGCCCACCCTCTCGGAGGTACAAATCGCACTAGATACCTGCCCATGGGTAAAAGTGCCTTGACACCTAGAAGCGTGCTATGATGCGGGTGATGGTACTCAAAAAAGGCCGCCCCTCAAAGCGTCTGGTGGAGCTGGCGAGCCGCAAGCGCGATCCCATCCGCCCTGAAAGCATGTCCTTGGCCGAACTCCTCTACTCCCTGCTTGGCAACCAAAAGGCGGCGGAGGCCATCGCCGATGCTCTGAACGGGGATATTCGCAACATCCATAACTGGGACGTGAGGGACTTGGAGGCCCTTCCGGGGGTGGGTCAGGGCACGGTGGGCAAGCTGGTGGCGCTGGTGGAAATCATCCGCAGGCTCGTGCAGAATCGGTAATCTCCGCGGCGCATCTCCGAGACGCACCTCCCCCGCGCATCTCCGCCCCGCACCGCCGGGGCGGGCTTTTGTGCGCCCATTGCGCCCGCCCAGCATGGGGGCATGGCGGAGTACCAACGGGTGCCCGTGGGCAAGGATGCGCCCCTGCAGCCGGGGAAGCTCTACGAGCTTGTCCTAGCCCACAAGGGTGGGGACATCTCCCGCGTGACCCGTTCGGGCCTGGAGAAAGCGCTCCAGCAGCGCTACGGCCCCGGGGTCCGGGTCCTGGACTGGGGCAAGCGGGGGGCGGACCTGGTCATCCGCCTGAAGGTGGCCTCCACGCAGAACGCCTCCACGCCACCGACCTACGGGGGCGGGGGGTGCGGCTCCACCCGGTGCCCGCAGCCCATGGTGTGGTACGGGGGCACGGAGGAGTACGTCTACCCCGCGGTGCTGCCTGTGGTACTCACTGCGGCGGCGGTGGCGGCGGTGCTCTATTTGGTGTGGCGGATCATTTCCGAGCTGAAGGAGGCGGTTGAGCTAGTGCCCGCCCCTGCACGGGGGATCGCCGTGGCGGGAGCAGGGATAGGCGCTGGCGCCATGGGCCTGGCCGCCCTGGGCGTGGTGGCCCTGGCCCTGGTGGGCGGAAGGAGGAGAAGGTATGCCTAAGCGGAAGACCCGGAAGAAGAGCAGGAAGTCCCGGAGGTAGGCCATGTTAAAGCTCCGCTTGCCGGAGGAGCTTTTGGGCGATAAGGCCGTGCTGGAACAGGAGGGGGCTTCAGAAGGGAGCCAGGAGGTGCGGGCCATTCCCTTGGAAGGCCCCCTGGACCCCGTCCTAGAGGAGGCCGTGGAGTCCCAGCCCATGGTGGGAGGGGGGGTATTCGCAGGATCCGCGGAGGCCTTCTCCGGTGAACGTGAGGGCAGCGGCCCCGTCCAGGACGCAAACCCACCCCAAACGGCCACACCCCCTGTCAAGAAAACCCCCCTGGGGTTTCTGGCGGCCCTCGGGGCCGGGGTGGCGGTAGTCCTGGGCCTGGCCCTGGGCATGAAGGGAGGAGTGAGTGGAGGCGGTAGCGGAACCCACGCCGGGACAGGGAGCGCCCCCGGGGTCAGTGACCCCCGGGCCCCCGCCCCCAGACTCTGGGAGTGAGCCTGGCTTCCAGCCCATAGACGACACGCAGGTAACCGGGGAGCCCGGCTTCCAGGACCTGCCCCCGGCCCTGGAGCCCGTAATCCCCTTCACCGGGGAGGAGCTGGCGAACGGTACCGCCATGCTCCTGGCCTTGGGCCTGAGGCTCCAGTCCCCCGAGGAGGTGGAGGCCTTCCAGCGGGCCTTTCAGGCCAGCACCTTCCTGCCCCCGGCCCAGGTGCTGGACATGCTCAAGGTGGGGGAAGCGCTGGCCCAGTACGGCATCGGGAAAAACCGCTTGCCAGGCATGGGCCAGGCGGAAAACCTGCCCCCCTGGGTGCGGGTAGCCCTGGGCGGGGTGGTGTTGGCCGCGGCAGCGTATGGAGGTGTGCGTGCCCTACTGGATGTACGTGCTGCTAGGTCTAGTGGGCCTAGCCCTCATGGGGGTGACCCGGATGAGCGAGCCGACAGTACCCCGTAGCGGGCGATATTTCTGGCCCATCAACCCCAGGAAGCCCAGGCCCGATGTGCGGTTTTTGGACCCCGATTACTACCGGGGCATACCTGGCTTGGTCCCGCCCGGATACTGGCACACGGGCATAGACCTAAACGGTCCTGGGGGAGGGGACACGGACTGCGGCCAGCCCGTCCACGCCATGACCGATGGCCGCGTAGTCTTCGCGGGCCGCCTGCCCGGCGTGTGGGGGAATGTGGTTGTCATCTGGCACCCCCACGCCGCGGTGTGGACCCGGTACGGCCACCTGCGGGACATCCTGGTGCGCCGTGGGGATGTGGTGCCTGCGGGAGCCCAGATCGGCACCATCGGCAAGATGACCATAGGCGGCTACTGCCACCTGCACTTCGACGTATTCGTACGTCAGCCCCCGGCTAGTGAGGGGCTTTGGGGCTTCTTCCCCCGGGGCGGGGAGGAGGCCCGGCAAAAGGTCCTCACCTATTGCGTGGACCCCGAGGCCTTCTTGGCCAAGCAGGCCCAGGCGGGGAGGCTTTTTGAGCCGCCGCGCTGGACCGCCTGAAGGAGGAGCAGATGATGGAGTTTGCCAAGGAAAACGCCTTCCCCCTGGCCGTCCTGGCCGGGGGGCTTTACCTGGGCCTGGGCCGGGCGAAGAACCTGCGGGAGGGCAAGGGTTGCCCCAAGTGCGAGACCGCCCAGGCGGTGGTGGCCTTTGCCTTAGCGGCCTGGGCCGGATGGGAGCTGTGGCGGGTGTACCAAGAGAGGTAAGCCCGTAGAATGGAAGTATGCCTTTGCCCGCCGCCTTGGAAAAGGAGATTGAGCGCTTCAAAGAGGCCTACGGCCCCGGCTGGAGCCGCCGCCTCCAAGCCTTGCTGCGGGAGGAAGCCCGCCGGAAGAAGGCCAAGCAGGAGTTGGCAGCGTTCATGCGCCAGGTGGCCGGGCGTTCCGGGTTAACAGAGGAAGAGGTTTTCGCCCATCTTGAGGGTCGTTCTTGACACCAACGTCCTCATCGCTGCCCTGCTGACCAAGGGCAAAGCCCACCGGCTGGTACGCCACTTCGGTTTGGAGGAAGAGGCTTTTGACATCCTCTCCTCCAAAGAGCAAATCGCTGAGCTGAAACGGGTGCTTCGGGAAAAGTTCCCTGGGGTCTTGAGCCGGGCGGAGGTGGGTACTTTCATTAATCACTTTCGGGAAGTTGCCGTGATGGTCAAGCCCCAATCCGGGGTGAAGCACTCCCCTGATCCTGACGACAATATCATCCTAGGGATCGCCCTGGCCGGAGAGGCCAACTACCTGGTGACAGGGGATAAGGATGACCTACTTAAACTCAAAAAGATGGCGGGGACAAAGATTATCGGCCTCAGCAGTTTTTTGAAGCTCGTTTCTCGTTATGGGCGGTAGGCAGACCTTCCGCATCCTCATCATCGGTAAGTCAGGCTCGGGGAAGAGCACCCTGGCCCGGCAAATCGTGCAGGGCATGGAAGGCCGCTTCCGCCGCCTGGTCATCGTGAACCGCAAGACGGAGTTCTGGGATCTGGCAGAGGGGCGCTACCGCGTGGGGGAGGAGGGGGACCCCGGGCCTGCCCTCAAGCGCCACACCCGGGTGCACTTCCACGTGACGGGCTATGACCCCCGCAGATTCCTGGACGCCCTGGGCCAGGAGGTCATGCGATTGAAAGACGTCCTCCTGGTGGTGGACGAGGCCCACCAGTTCTTCCCCAGGGGGCAGGTACCCCGGGGGCTCTTCGAGGTGCTGACGGGAGGCCGCGAGGCCGGCCATTCTGTGATCTTCGTGACCCAGATGATGCGGGGGGCAGTGGGGGGCATTGATCCCGGGGTGCGCCGCCAGGCCTCCCACCTGGTCACCTTCCGGGTGTCGGAGCCCAACGAGGTGCGGGCGGTGGCAGAGATGTTTCCCGAGCTGGGGGAGCGGGTGGCGGGGCTCAAGCGCCCCGAGGGAGGCCTCCCCCCTGAGTACGGGGTGAAGGACCTGGACCGGGACCGGGCAGGATTGGTCTTGCGGGACCCGCGGGACCCCAGGCGGCGAGTGTACGTGCCCCTAGCGTCCTAGAGCCCGTTTCCCCGAGGCGGAGGTGCGCGGCGCATCTCCGCCTCGCACCTTTGTCGCCCTGCATCTCCGCCCCGCACCTCCCGCTGAGCGCACCGCCGCGCCCTTTTCTCTTTCCCCCTGCCCCGCCCACCATGGCCCTCGTAAGGAGGGCGAATGGCGGACACGGCGGCAATCGCGGCGCAGGACATGCGCAAGCTGGCCCAAACCTCCAACCCGCTGGAGGTGGTGCAGAACCCCATTGTGGTCTCGGTGAGCCTGGGGGTACTAGGGGCCTACCTGGCCAGGAAGAGCCTCTACTCCAGTCGGCGGGACCTCTTCGGGTGGGCGGCCAAGGGGCCGGATGGGCGCATCCACTACTACCAGGTAGGTCCTGACGGCAAGCCCGACACCACGAAAGAGGTGAGCAACGCCTATACCAACCGCATCCTCTTGAACCTCAGCGGGGTGATCCTGGGTTCCTTGCTCATCAACAACAAGCTGACCGATGACCCGATGGTGGATTACATCGGCTTAGGCGTGGCGGCAGGGTCGTTTGCGAACCTCGTCATGGCGATTTTGAACATCGACTAAGGAGGCAAAGATGCAGGAGGCGTTCAACCGGATCAAGGCACTTCGGCCTGGGGCGCGGCCCGTGACCATCCTGCGGTCCGGCCCCGAGTTTCGGACCTACAGCGGCACGCAGCGGGTGAAGGTGGGCGAGTTCGTGGTGCCCGCGGGGGCAGCTTGGGTGATCCCTAACCCTGTCCCCATCATCCTGAAGCTGTACGACACCGCGGGCAACCAGCTTCCCCACACCACGGACGTCTTCTTTGCCAAGCGCACCAAGGGCTTTGACTTCCCTGAGTTCCTCATCAAGGCCCAGTACGCCAGCTACTACGACTTAAGCGAGGCCCAGCTCAGGGATACGAAGTTCTACCAGAACATCCTGCAGACCGCATCCCCCCTGCGGGCCCCCACGCCCCCCACGGGCCTGGTCTTCCGGGAGGGGGACACCTTGGAGGTGTACGTGGAGGCCCCCGCGGGCGTCACGGTGAACCTCAATGATCCCAGGACCCGCATTGA